TGTACAGGCAGATGGACTCCATGACCGGGTTCAAGGGCGAGGCCTACTCCGACTACAAGCCCCTCATGGACAAGGTCTACGACTGGTACGAGAAGAAGAACTTCTGGAAGGAAGAAGATTTCTGGAAGGACCTCGAGGCCCTGTACGCCCATAACTACCCCAACGTGGGCTTCAAGTTCGTGCTCAAGGGCGACGACGAGTGCGCCGAGATATACACGAAGGATGGCCTGCTGTTCACGTACTCCTGGAAGCCGGTGGGTCGTGACCGCCGCCACCGTTCCATAGCCAAGGATGGCAGCGGGTACAAGCATCCGGGATTCAACATCAAGGACGACATGCACTACATGTACGATGGCATTACGGGCAAGAGCCTGAGCGACGAGTGGTACGAGAAGGTGTCCGAGTCCCGCGAGTACCCCGTGAACCTCTACATCACTACCCGCTATGATGATGCGGATGCGGCGGAGCAGTTCCTCAAGGAATTGGGCGGGGAGGATATTACCGTGTCCAAGAGCCGCAACGGCGACGGGCTGTACGTGAGTGTCGAGGGCGACGGCGTGGATGCTTTCCTGGATGTGTACAGGGAAAGGTTCGACGACATCGTGAAGTCCTGCGATGTGGACGCCACCGGCTGGACGGACCCCGTGGACCTAAAATATTATCTGTAGGAGCCGCAATGAAAATCAAGATCACGAAAGCACTGGAATCCAAGAAAGGTCCTGCTAAGAAACAGGAACGCCAGGGATACGCCGATAACGATGTCCGCCTGAACGGCGAGGACCTCGTATTTGTCGTTACCGGCGTCACTACGGAAGACCGCGGGTATGACCTGGCGGTATCTGTAAAGGAAGGCGAGACGTACACCCTTGACGAGCTCGGCTACGAAATCAGCGGCATGTGCGAAAACTGCAACGGTTACCCGACTGCAACCCGTATGGACGATATTCTAGTAGTCGCCATCCAGGCTCCCGTTCAAAACGACGATGGCGAGCTTACGGAAGACTACTGGGACGCCATCGTTATCGAGGGCTACGTCAAGGTCGTCGGCGACAAGCTGGACGACGTTGCGACATACCTCGAAGGCTAATTGTTCCTGACACTCAACGTGAGTCCTCTCCTCCTGAATGGGGGAGAGTTTTTTATTACTTATTTCTTACAACTATACTTTGCTACGGAAAATGAGTTATATTTGGAGTACATAATAAGAGGATAGCATAATGAACTGGAACAGAAATATCAACGATATCCCGCCCCGTACCGAGGTGCTCGTACTTACGGACCTCGGCGAGGTGCTTATCGCCATGCGTCCCCGCAAGAATGGCAGATATTTGGACGTGAAGACCGTGATTAATGGCAAGATAGAATGGCTCAAGAATCAACTAGACCTGCGTAAATGGGGAAACATGCCTTATTGCCCTGTTGTCTACTGGAGCAGGATTGATAACCTTATGAAGAAACAGTACAATGCCGTGTTTGCACCGAACCCCCGTTGGGACAGGATGTTTGAACTATGAACACGGCCAAGGAAACAAAATATCAAAGGGACCTGCGGATAGCCGATAGCCAGAACGGCAGGAAGCTGTACACAAGAACCGTGCCTGACAAGAGGCGCAAGCTACGGGAGAAATACAATGAGGAAGATTGAGGAACAGGAAATAGTGACTAAGGTCTCGTACGAGGCCATGGACGGCAAGCGGTTCGCCTCGGAGGAACTCTGCCGGGAATACGAGAGCACGGCCACCGTGAGCCTCAAGGACCTCCTGGTCAAGTACGACCGCATCCAAAACGATGCCATTATACATATGCAGGCGTGCATCGACAACGAGGACACCGAGTGTGCGCACGACACCGCGGACAGGATACTCTGCGATGTGCTGCAGGCCATCGGTTTCAATACGTTGGTAGAGGCGTACGGCAAGGTCGAGAAATGGTACGCATAGGAGATGTTTTATGTTGTTTCTAATTCATAACGACCGTATTATCGCTCACGGGACGTGCAAGGAGGATTTCTCCAACGCTATCACGGAGATTGTCGGTAAGATGCTTAGTAGTTGTTGCCACGTGGAACTTTTGCATAACTCCGGGGCATTTGTTGATGGCAGTTATTTGAAGCCCTGTAATAGTTTTAGCGAAAAGGTCGCCTCTATTAGGGATATGCTTTTAGAGGATTATTATATGATACGTGTCGCGTATAATGATACTTTTTCTAGTTGGCTACGCATACAGGAATACAACTTGTAGGAGGCAACCCATGGAATACACGAGCATAAAGGCTATGAAGGCGGCGATGGCGGCCCAGATCGTGGCGAAGCCCGAGAAGACCCTCCGGGCGCTTATCACTATATACAACGCACAGACCGCGGACGAGAAGTCCTCCCGTGCCGTGAACACATGCAACGGGCGTGGCTTCACCCCCACGGACGCGGGCATCCTCTCGGGGATAGCGAGGCACGTCCTCGCCGGGAGGAAGGTTACGGACAAGCAGATGGACGCGGTGCGCTCCCGTATAGCCAAGTACGCGGGGCAACTGGTTAGGCAGTCCCTCGCCCGCGGGCTCATCCGCAAGGTGGGGCGAGTATATCTCTATGGTAAGGCACTGGAGGAACTATGACGCATCAAGAATTTGCACAGGCCGTGATGGCCGAATGGAACCTTGTGCCGGGGCAGATGTGCCAGTCTTGTTACTGTCACTGGTACCACTACACGATTTCGTCCGGCATTCCTTTTCCGGAAAACAAGATTATCGGAGAGTACATGCTACGCAAGGGCGAGGCGGTGTTCGTGCTCTACAAGCAGGACGGAACGGAGATTGTATATGAGGCTCACTAAAGAATATTGTCAACTACCCACGCCCTAAAGGGCGTGAGTTTGTACGGCTCCCATTGTTACCGCAGGGAGACTGATGTACGATTGGGTGGTTGACTTGCACCCTGCCTTCCAGGTTCTCAATGCTCCATCAAGGGGCATCTTGAACGAGAAAGGATGTTTGCTCTTTTGAGCGATATTCACTGCACCGTTCCAGTCGGCATCAAGGACGGTTCCGTTCTTGCAATAGAACCTTCGGTTCTTGCGGATACCGTCTTTCTTGCCCGTTGTGCAATCTGTCTGGCTTGTCATAAACGGAGAAACTGTTTCTACTCGCTTTCCATTGAGTAGTGCCTTGTATGACAAGATTTGCTTGAACTTGTAGAATGGAATTTGTCCGATTCTACGGTTATGATTTTTCTTCTTGAATCCTTCCTTGGACTTGGAAGTATTCTTCTTGATATTGCTTAAATCTTCAAGTACGATGAAACTATCCGTGGTACTATCAATGATTGCATTGGCAATGTGGTTGCACATATCCGTAGATTGGTTCTGTTCCTTGATGGATAACTTACCCTTATGCCGTCTAGCGGACTTGGTTCCCTTCTTCTGCAAGCAACGCTTCAGGTAACGGAGTTTGCGTCTACGTGCATTATAGTCCTTGTCGTTGAACAGAATGCCGTCCGAGGTTATCGCAAACCTACGCTCACCCAAGTCCACGCCTATGCAGTTGTCGTTCTGGACAGGAATTTCCGGTGCATCAAACGGAATGGACAGATAGAACTTGCCGTCACGCTTAAATATGAGTGGGTCTTGAGTCGGATATTTCTTGAACAAATCAACCAACCGAGGAAACTTGACGATTTCTGCAACCGCCCGTCGGTTGGATTTCTCCGAGCAGAGCATTATTCCATCAATACTCATTTTGGAGTATAACCGCTTGTCCAACCGCATAGACAGGTTCTTCTTGGTCGGAATCTTGTGTTCTATATGCCCGTTGGAGTTGATTGAACGGAATGCCGATATGCACTCCTTGTATATCTTGATGATGCCTTGAGACGGTATTGTTGGGAAATCTTCTCTCAAGATATAGTACACTGCATTGTGTACGGACTTCAAGTCCAAGTGTATCTTGTTGGAATCAAGTATGTTGGCACATTCATTATACGCAAGTCTGGCCACTTCAAGAAGACTAGACCAGTATTCTTGGTCTGCTCTATCCTTGAAGCGGAGTTCTGCATTATAAGTTATCGTACACATACTTTCACCCGTGTTCACATTAAAGTTTATAAAATTCTTGCGGCAGATGCAACTATATTGTACTCATTTCTCATCATGAAACCTTAAAAGTGTTCCCAAAGTGTTCTCGTGGGCATTCCTACGCCACCCTAAAGGGTGGCATCTTCCTGCCCACTCTTTTGTGAGGCCGTGGCACGCTCCTGCTCAGACACTAGGGAGCTCTGGAACAGGTACCGCTCCGTGGCCGCCAAGGCGCTCAAGGAAGGCTGGTACGACGAATATACGTGGCTACCGAGATTCCGAGTTAAACGCAACCACTGGACCGAGGAGGCCTGCATGGCCGAGGCGAGGAAGTACAGGTCCGTGCGGGAGTTCCGCGAGGGATCGGGCTCGGCGTACGTAACGGCCAACCGGATGGGGTGGTCCGTCGCTTATACGTGGCTGGATCGCGAGACGGCGAGGAAGGTGGACTGGACGGAGGAGCGCTGCATGGTGGAGGCAAGGAAGTACAGGACTGCGGCAGAGTTCCTCGAAGGTAGCCCCAACGCCTACTACACGGCGTGCAGGAAGGGCTGGCTCAAGGCGTACACCTTCCTCGGGGGGCACCGGATCCGGCGTTCTCGGAAAGAATCTGCAAAAACCGAGGACTAGGAACACGCTTGTGTGCTTTTCCGTTTTGGGCGAGTAGGGAGTTTGTTGTTGAAATTTCGCTAATTTCGCCACTTTTGGAGTTCGGGCAAACTGATTAATTGTTCTCAAAAAACCTGCATTTTGCCCCATTGCTATATTGAACCTTGGCGGGAACGGGAAACCTTTTTCGGATATGCCAAGAAACGAAAACACCTGATGCCCGATCCCGCCACAAATATCGGCACGCGGATAGTTAACTAACATCCCGTCAGTGCGGTCCGCGTGCCACCGACATTCCGATATGCGCTTTGTAGATTCACGCATGCCGGATAGCGCAGGGCTGCTGGACTAATGCCTTGTTGCGTCTCCCCGTGAGGCGTTGCGCGGACACGGGAGCCGTCCCCGAGGGCTCTAAACTCGGGGAGACATTGCACGGGGAACGGCCACGCATTCGGTTGCTACCTCTTTGTGTGTCCTCTGGCTTGTTCCCCGCGCTCCCCCTATGGGCGCCCCCGCGGCACATCTTGCCGAAACCTACCTTATAACACGGCGGTGGCGCCCGCCCCATTGGGGGACGGAACGCATCCCAGGTTCAACCGGGACTATTTTTGTTCATAGCGTTCCGCTCCCCCTCAAACATTCCCTAGAACCACCTGAAGGCCGTCCAATTCCGGGCGGCCTTCTTATTTTTTGTCCCCAAACTTACATTTTTGATATTTTTTTCTTACTTTTTTCTAAAAATGTTGTTATATTAGGTGTCAATGGGAAGGCAATTCCGCCTTACGTGCATCGAAATACCCTTGTAGGAGAGCGGGTGGTCCGCTTACCAAGTGCACAATACCCTATCAAGGAGAGCATAACTATGCTTAAACCGCGATTCAAGAAGATCCGTGAGAATGACGGCGTGGTGGAAGTGGACGGCGTGAAGCTGGACGCGGAATCCGCTGAAGTCGTTTTCGCTGACAAGGACAAGGACATCCAGGTCGTTGTTTCCAACGACCCGGAAAACGAAAACACCGCCGTCGTGGCCGTGCTGACCAACTCCAAGGAAGAGGTCGAGGACGAACAGGTTCTCGGTTCCGCATCCGTGGAAACGGAAGGCGAAGGCGACAAGGAAGAGAAGTGCAAGGAAGCACGCCGCGAGGCGTTCCGCAAGCGCCTCGAAGCCCGTCGCGCAGCCCGCAAGACCGACGAGCGCCGTGAAGCGTTCCGCAAGCGCCTCGAAGCTCGCAAGGCTGCGAAGCAGACCGAATCCAAGGCCAAGGCCATCGAAGAGGCCCGCGCCAAGTTCCGTTCCAAAATCAAAAAGGCTTAATCCGGAGGAATCACACAATGAATACTTCCATGGAAAAATACACTAACGAGAAGTACGACCGCCAGGTCGAAGCCTACGAAGCCCGCTACGGCAAGCGTTTCGAGGCCCTCGCCAAGTCGAACTCCTTTAAGGGTCGTCTCTCCAAGAACGACATCTACAACCTCGGCGCTCAGTTCGATACGTTCAAGCGCTACGAGAACTACGTCGCTGAAAACGGTGGCTCCGCCTCCGCTCTCGGCGCTCTCCCGCGTGTCGCCCTCGACGTGATCAGCGCTTCCTACGCGCTGTCCATCGCCCCGCAGCTCGCCTCCATCCAGACCCTCAACGACGCCCAGGGCATCATCTACTTCAAGAAGGTGTTCACCCACGGCTACCCGCTGACGGCTGTGGACGGCCTCCCGGCACTCCCGGAAGACCGCTGGATGGACGCCGACGGCAACGTCGCCGGCCAGCAGACCTTCAACGGCGCGTGGAAGAAGTGGCTCGACGCCCAGGCTCGCCCGAGCGCTGGCGCAGGTGACACCCTCACCCCGACCACCATCAACGCCAAGAACTTCGACGCCATCACGATGAACGCCTTCAAGGGCTGGCAGTCCTCCCCGACCGCCTACATCAGTGAACGCCAGTTCGCCGCCATCACCACCACGACCACGACCATCAAGAACGCCATCGGCGCCCTCCGTTGGAACGTCCCGATGAACATCCGCCTCGTCGATGCCAGCGGCAACGTGACCGACGTGGTTGGCGTGTGCGCAGGCCCCGGCCAGCTCCCGACCTTCTACGGCAACGTGACCGTGACCGCCGCCCAGAGCAGCGGTGACCTCGTCATCACGACCCCGGCTAACTACACCGGTATCATGAGCTACGATGTCGACTTCGAGAAGGCCCCGGACGTCCCGGCCATCGAATTCGGCCTCGACAGCAAGGTGGTTTCCGCCGAAATCATCGGTGTCAAGGAAATGCTCGGCACCTTCAAGTCCTTCCAGTTCAACAAGCGCTTCGGCAAGGCCGCTTCCGACGAAGTCCTCGCCGACCTCTCCGGCCACATGGCCATGGCTGAAAGCGAAAAGGTCCTCGCGGCCCTCAGCTCCTCCGCCTCCAAGTGGAAGCCGGTGACCTGGGGCATGAACAAGTCCGGTGCGATCTCGGAATTCGAACATCGCCAGAGCCTGCTCTACGCCATCCAGGAAGCAAGCGCAGCCATCGCGGCCCGCGCTGGCAAGGGCTACGCCAACAAGCTGGTCTGCGGCTACGTGTCCGCCCAGTACGTCGCCTCCCTTCCGGGCTTCCGTCCGGCACCGAAGACCAACCTCGTTGGTCCGCACGTGTTCGGTACGCTCGAGAACGAAGGCATCACCGTTATCCGCTCCAACACCATCGTCGCCCCGAACGAGATCATCTGCGCCTACAGCGCCGATAACAGCCCGTTCGAAGCCCCGGTCGTGTGCGCTACCTACATGCCGGTGTTCGTCACCAACACCATGCAGGTCGCCGAGAACCCGTTCCAGACCCAGCAGGCCATCGCCTCCTGGAAGGCCATCACGCCGATCGTGGACGAGTTCGTGCAGCGCATCGTCCTCGTGAAGAACGAGACGGAAGCCGACGTGAACGTGTTCCTCACGGGCACCCCGCACGCTGGCTCCAACGGCTAATCAATTCCTTATCCAGGGTTGACAGTCCCCACGCTTCGGCGTGGGGCTGTTTTTTTGTTTTACAATTTTGATAGTGGGGACGATAACATATTTGTGTGGGGGCGAACCCGGCGGCCCGCAAGTGCTGGGGCAACATACATCAAGGATAGCGTAATGAAATATGATCCACGTGCCGCCGAGTACATCCTGCGCCTTCTCTTCAAGGGGGCGAAGGACGCCGAGGCGTTCCGCAAGAGGACGCAGGGGTAGCCCCCCTCCGCCTTTCTTTTTTCTTATTTTTTTATTCCACGGTGTAACATTTACATCAAGTTTTATTATATTTAGAAACAAAGATTTTATGCGGGGAAGGACTCCCCGAAGGAATACCATATGGCAATCAAGATCCACGTCAACGAATCCACGAATACCGGCCTCGTGAAGGCCCTCTCCGAAGGCCTGGTGCGCCTCGTAGGCATGCTCCAGGACGAGTACCCGTTCTACAGCCGTAGCAACGGCAAGGAATACGGCATCGCCATCAGCGGCGGCGACATCAAGACGGCCCCCGCCAAGACGTCCAGCCACTACGACCTCTCCAAGGAGAAGGTCACGGCGGTGACGTCCGACATCTATGCCCGCAACATGGGCACCGTGATAATGGACGGCGACGTTGCCTACTGGGTCAAGTTCGACGTGAACGAGGACCGTGGCGAGTTCTACGCCATGGTGAAGGTGTTCCCGGATAACGGCGAGGAGGACATCCTCGGTCTAGACCGCATCCGCTTTGACGCTAACGAGGTGGACTTCGCCATCCGCGTTGTCCGCGACCGCATCGAGAAGGACCTCGACGAGCGCATCCCGGACAACTCCATTCTCCGCGACTACAACGGCAGGAAAAAATGATTATCCACGTAAGAGAGCACAGGAACGAGTCCGCCGGCGACGGCCTGGCGGAAGCCCTGAAGAAGGCGCTCCCCAAGGTGGAGCCCGAGGTTGCGTCCCGCATCAAGCCCGTTGAAGGCAACGGCGACTGGTGGCTGAATTGCGAGGTGTCCGGCACGCTGGACGAGCGCGTTACCGAAACAGACGACCCCGAGTACTACGACCTCGACTTATATGAGCCCGAGGACGGCGAGAGCAAGGTGGTCGCTCCCGAGTTGCGCTACTACCTTTCCGTGTACCCCGGATACTACGACGACGATGGCAAGTACAAGGGCAACTGGAATCTCGATACGGTAGAGTTCCTGGTGGACATCGAGGTATGCCCCGCGGGCGAGGACTTCCACGTGGAGGTCAAGTACTGGAAGGGCAACAATCCGATGCGGAAGATCTTCTCCCTCTCGTTCAACCCGTCCGACGTGGACTACGGGGTGGAACGCATTATTGAAGCCATACTGGACGAACTAACTGGAATGGGTCTTTCCGACTAGACAAGGAAACATTATCATGGCAGACATTAACGACATTAAGAACCTCACCGTATCCCACGGGACACTCAACCCCGACCACCTTATTCCTGCGTTCTGCGACGTGCTGAAGGAGTACGCCCCGGACAAGTACGCGGAGTTCATCAAGGGCTACCCTGAGCTGGACGACTGGGAGGACTTCCTCGAGGCCGACTGGCGCATTATCTCGGACGATACCAAGATGAACGCAAGTGACGATCTGTTCGGCCTGCTGAACGACATCGCCCCCGAGGGCACGATGTTCAGCACCACGGAAGGCGACGGGGCGGACTTCGGGTTCTGGTCGGTCGAGGAGAAGTTGCTCGACGATGACGAGGGCGAGCAGGCCCTCAAGCAGATGGCCAAGGACGGCAAGAGCACCGGCGAGGTCGCCGCTGACATCCGCTACGATGTTGCTACCGCACTTGACATGGCGGCAGACAAGGCCGAGGACCTGATGTCCAAGTTCGGTCTGGACAAGATTTACGTGCTCCGTGCCAAGGGGCTGTCCCCGAAGGCCATTGCGAATAAGATCCTGAAGGCTTGTGAGCCCAAGGACGAGGCCGCAAGGTATTACGGCTACGGCAAGGACGACGCTATCGACAAGGAAGATAATGACTTTATGTGGCAGGTCGCCTACGACTGGTTCGTGGACAAGCTGCCCGAAAAGTTAGCGCAGTATGCCGACAAGGCCGTGATTGACGTCATCGA